ATCTTTTAGGGTTGCCTCATCGTTTTTATGTAGCGTTTGCAACGACTTAGTACGTGCATTAAAGGATGCGATTCTTACTTTGTAGTCTAACTTGTTGTTTTTGTAGTCAAAAGTGTTAGTGGTCATTGTAAACTCCTTGTAATGTATGATAGTCGCTCATGGTGTTCTACCTAGGCCGTTCCTAGGCAAAATTCGAGCTTACCCCAAAACTAGCAAATCCAATGCCACTTGTCAATAGTTTTTTTTAACTCTTTGATTCTAAAGGACTAATTTCTTTTCGTTATGTTTCATTGTATATAACGGTTAGTTTGACGGTGTCATAGTCTTGACGCTTTTTAATGATGTTGTTGTTTTCATTGGAGTTAGAGCGACATTTACTTGACGGTTGTGTCAACTATTTGACGGTGCATTGTCTAAGCTGTTGATTTTAAAGATGTTATTATTTTGACGCTGTTTATTATCGTTTGTTTATCGATACTTAGCGTGTAGGCTGTATGGTAGGGATTGCATAACATACGGTATTCATTAGGGTTAGGTCTATTAAATAAATGATGCTTGTATCGTTTGATGTATAATGACCATATAATACAGGGACTTAGCTAGCATGGGCTAATTAAGCCCTTATAACGTCTATAGTTAGGCCACCAATGATAGCTAAGTGCTTGTAAACAAAGGTGTTTTTCGTTTCCTAGCACGCACGACCCCGAAAAGCGGGAATTGATGCGTATAAATTCTAACCCATCCCCAGCCCAACACTATTTCCCAAAGTCGGTGGTTTAGAGTAGTGATCTCTCTGAGCTACAATGGAAAGTAAGATCACTTTATATAGAGTTATAAAAAAAATATAAAAGTTAAAACCCTACATAACGGGTCTTGAAAATATTTTTAGTAGCCAAGAACCCATATTGAAAAAAATTAGCAGATTTTAAAGGGGTTGACAAAGTTGTTCAAAAATGATATAATTGAAAATAAAGAAAAACATTTATAAAAAATATTACAGCCCAAGAGGGCTGATTGATTATTATGAAAGGCATAATATATAATTATATATTGAATGGATCAAAGAAAGATTTATCGGAAATGATGAAAGGGGGTAGTGTGCCTAAAAAGAAAGTGTATGAAACTGGGGCTAGTAGGAGTGACGATGTTGAAGGGGTACGGTATGATCTAGTACCAGCCGAGGGTGTTGAAGCGGTAGCCCAAGCCATGCACGAAGGTGCGGTGAGTCATGGGGATCACAACTGGAAGAAAGGACTTAAAAACTCAGTCCTCATAAACCACGCCTTACGTCATATCTATATTTATTTGAAAGAGGGACATCAGGTAGAGGATCATATTGGTCATGCTTGTGCTAATCTGATGATGTTAAAATGGAATGAGAAACATCTTCCAGAGTTTAATGATCTGGGAGCGTCTTGGCATATAGAAGCAGGTAGTGATAAACTTAAACCTCACATAAAGGACATAGAAAAAAATGGGTGAACTAGTACCGATAGGTGGTCTTTGGAAAAACAAGGATAAGAATGGTAATGATTATTTTAGTGGTAACTTTACCTACCAAACGAAGTTGTTGGTTATGACTAATTCCTTTAAGGACAAAGAAAATGATCCTGACTACATGGTTTACATCACTAAGAAAGACAAAGAACCAAAAGAAGAGTAACTGTCCTTATAAATTGGAGCCGTCATGTGGGGTCTTATTGGAGAAGCACTTGGATTTGTCAGAGAAACCGTTACGAGAAGGTTTAAAGCCCGTAAAGAACGTGTTTGGAAGGACAACGAGAAGGATATTAAGAAAGCCTTGGCTGACCGTGATGTTGGTCGTCTTGCTGGTATCTTTAAACGCCTGCGGAGGCAAGGTAATTCTACTGAAAGACGGTGAGATGCGTCTTTTGAATGACGGTAGCTATGCCGTGTCTGAAGCATGGATGGAAGAACGCTTGCAATTTGAGAACGATATGGTAAAAAGGTTGTCAGAGTGTAACGCTAATGACTAACTGGAGGATATAATGGTTCCAACGATTATAGGTTTTATAGACAGTAGGCTTAAAGGCCAAAAAACTTACATACTGATGATATTGGGTATGGGTATGATGGCTTGTCAGATGTTTGGGTATCACAGCTTCTCGGAAGAGGCTTGGGGTATGCTTGGTATTGGTGGTGCTGCCACTTGGAAGATGGGTGTCGATAGGGATAAGCCTGATCCAAAATGAACGAGCTAATCATAACGATTATGCTAGTGATACCAGCACCTCATAAGATGGTTAATTGGTCTGTAAATGAAGTACCAACTCAAATACAGCTAGTCCATGAGTCTGGTTTAGAGGTAAGTTATAACTCAAACCCAGTATCTTGTAGATTTAGACCAAGGCATTCTAAAGAAATGGTATTTAGATCACCTAATAATCGTTGTTATTCAGTATACGATTTGAGTAGCCCAAGGTTTGTCAGGCATCCGTACTACTGGCATCGTATTGAGCTACCTAAACCACCACATGATATGGTAACACCCGATGGAAGATGACAATAAGTTGCAAAGGTTTGTAAAAGGAGGGCTTGGGGGGCCAGGCCGTCCTAAGAACGTCATTAACAAGAACCGTATGGTAGGAGAGGTTCTAAACAAACTTAACTTTGAGCCTTTAAAGGAGGCTGTATCCATCTTTAGGGATATAGATACCCCTGTTAAGGTTAAGGCTGACATAGTATTAAAGATAATGCGTCTTGTTTATCCAGAAGTGAAACAAGTCCAAGTGGAAAGTCATAGTGTAGCTAATGCTATGAACCCGATTGCTGAAGCGATGTTGCAAATTCAAGATAAAAAATCAGGGTTTGACTATAATCCGAGGATTGTGCGTGACAAAAAAGACGGAAAAGACGCAGACAAACCTAGTACAGCTAATTAAAAGCCGTACTTGGCGATTAAACAACCTATACCACATAAGACCAAAAGAAGGGAGTTCCTTAATACCCTTTCGCTTGAATTGGTCGCAAAAAGAACTCTATAATAATATATGGAATAGGGTTGTTGTGCTTAAAGCACGTCAACTAGGGGTCACAACCTTCTTTGCTGTCCTGTTTCTGGATGATTGCCTGTTTAATCCTAATAGGGAAGCAGGAATTATCGCTGATACGAGAGAAAATGCGGAAGAAATCTTCCGTACCAAGGTTAAAGATGTCTGGGATAACGTGGCTAAAGACATTCCTGCCTTGAGAGAACTAATACACGATACAATTAAGCTGGAAAGTGAGCAAGGTAAGCGTTTGATCTTCAGTAATGGTTCCGCTTTCCGTGTTTCCACTTCGATGAGATCGGGTACACTCTCTCAATTACTGATTACCGAGTATGGTAAGATTTGTGCTAAAGAACCAGAGAAAGCAAGAGAGGTGAGAACGGGTAGTATTGAAACTTTGCCTAGAGATGCCCTGCTTGCGATTGAATCTACGGCTATGGGGAATGAAGGTGACTTCTTTACCAAGTGTCGTGATGCTGAACTGGCTACTATTTCACAAAAAGAACTCACTACGATGGATTATCGGTTCTTTTTCTTCCCTTGGTACAAGGAAAAAGCCTACAGATTGGAAACAACGGCACAATTAACACCAGATGTAGTCGATTACTTCAAAAAACAGGAAGCAGAACTTAAATACAAGTTTACGCAAGCACAACAATCATGGTATGCTAAGAAGGTCGCAGAGCTAGGTGATGATGTTAAGCGTGAATATCCTACAACTGCTAAAGAGGCGTTTGAACAAAGTATCGAAGGGGCATACTTATCACGTCACTTACAATTAGCTTACTTAGAGCAACGGGTAACAACCGTACCGTATATTAGAAGTTCGCCAGTACACACAAGTTGGGATTTAGGGATCAATGACACCACTTGTATTTGGTTTTTTCAGGTTCACAGGGATACGATCAGGTTTATAGATTATTACGAGAACTCTGACGAAGGGTTATCTCATTATATTAATCTATTAAAAACAAAAGATTACAACTATGGTAAACACCTAGCACCCCATGATATTGAGGTGAGAGATTTTACGATAGGCAAGACAAGGAAAGAGTTTGCTAGGGAGCAAGGCTTGATGTTTGACACCGTACCAAGACCTGCTGACGTTATGGATAAGATTGAAAGCGTCAGAAATTTGTTTCCTCAGTTCTACTTCGATGAAAATAAATGCAGTAGGGGCTTGACTTGTTTGAAGAATTACCGTAAAGAATGGGATGATAAGAACGGCTGTTACAAGAATAGACCGTTACATAATTGGGCTTCTCATGGATTTGATTCTTTGTCAACTTGTTCTTTAGGATTTGAGGCAGGATATTTGACGGTAAAAGATATGCAACCAAGTGCGGTAGCAGAATATGATGTTTTTGAATAGGAGATAATTATGGGCAGTAAAGGATCAATGCCTGCGATGCCTGCACCAGTAATGATGCCAGCACCTAGGGAAGCAGACTACTTGCCCCCTAAGACAGAGCTACCAGAACCAGAAGTGGTAACGCAAGCAAAATTAGACGATGAGAAGCGTAAGAAGATGCAACGATTAGCTTCTACGGATACCAGAGAAAACACCATTATGAACGAAGGAGGTGGTCTAGGGGTAGGTGCTGTAGATGAAGATGAGCTAAACCAACCAAGTTTGTTTTATAAAAAGAAAGTGGTTGGTACTAAATCTAATACAGGTTTGTTATCGGCTTGAAAAAAACAACTCATAGTACGGTTAGGTTAGCAGAGCTTAATGATACAAGTGCGCTAGTAGAACGTACCACTGAAGCCAACGAAGAAAGTAATTATGGACTCTCATATAACAAGGCTAATGCGTTTAAATATCTTTACGACTATATTAAGTACGAAGATTCTGATATTTTAGTTGCCGAGAAAGATGATGAGATAATAGGGTTTGTTATGATGGGTAAAAGTTTTGAATTTCACGATAAACCATTTGGTTATATAGGCAAGTTTTGGGTGTTTGCTTCTGGCAGAAGAACGGATGCTGGTAGAAATTTAATATCCAACGCATTGAAGTGGGCTAAAGAACAAGATTGTTCCCATTTATTTGTTACGGCTACTGCGGAACTGGCAGAAAAAGAACAACAACTGTTTATTAATTTAATGAAGAAGTCTGGGTTGGTAGAACGTGGCTCTGTTTTATCGCTAAAGATTAAATGAAGAATGGGAGAAGTGGAGAACAAGGCGTATGGAGAAACGCAAGAGTTGTTCCAGTATTTCGTGGAAGGTTAAAGCGTAAGAAAGAAAAGGCCAAGATAGCGTTTGCTAGAATTTTAAGGGGGATAATGAGAAAAAATAAAATTAGAAAGAGAAATGTGTCACCTTGCACCTTTGAAGAATACCAAAAAGTTTATGAAAAATTTTGGGCAGAGAAAAAATCTGTTACCCCTGACGATATTAACTTTATGGTTAGGTTAATCGAAGAAAGAACAATCAATAGGATGGAGTAAAGTTATGAGTAAATTTTTTAGAAGGTCTTCTCCCCCTCCGCAACCAGATTACGCTGCGATACAGAGGAAACAGGATGAAGAACGTGCAAGATTGCAAGGTATCAGGGACGAGGAATTTCGTGTATCTGGTATTAAAGATTACATAGACTATATGTATGATAACCCAGAGAATGTTAGCAGACGATCTGCTACAGGTTCTTTCTATACGGCTATTAGTGAGGGTAAAGTGCCAAGTCAAGCACTTTCTGGTTATGAAACAGATAAAAGTATTAGCGTTCAGGATGTTAAAGACAACACAGATAAATATTTTACTAGCAGGGCAGCCGTACCATCCATTAAAAAAGGTCGTATCAAGTTAGGAAAGAGGGCTGTTGTAAGGCCAGAAGGCGTTTTGGGTGGTGGTGAAACAGAGAAGAAAACTTTGTTAGGAGCGTAACATGGCATATAGTTACTCCGTTAAAGATATTATTAGGCGGTACGAAGTTTTAAAGGGAGATCGGATGCTATGGGAACCGTTCTTTCGTGATGTAAGAGATTACATAAGACCACGCAAACAAGGTGTAGACAGTTCTACCCATGTTAGTGCTGAACGTCATACCAATAAACTATTCGATTCTTCCGCACCAGAGGCTAGTCGTTTGATGGCTATGTCTATGCAGAATGCCCTTGTTCCACAATCTGTAGTATGGTTTGGATTAGGTATCCCTTCTGGACATCCCCTCTCACAACTAAATAGAGAACCTACTGTTAAGCGATGGTTCCATGATGTAACTCAAAAAATGTTTTTCAGTATGCACGAAAGTAATTTCTACACTGCTATTGGAGAAGCATTTTTAGACTTCACATCTTTTGGTACGATTAATCTATTGCTAGAAGAAAATGATTCTTATAACGAAAATTTTGGTGGATTAGTTTTCACTTCCATACCTACTGGACAGTTTGTTTTCGCTGAAGATAAGAGAGGGCAACCCGATACGGTATTTTGGGAATACACATTTACAGCACGTCAAGCCAAGCAGATGTTTGGAATGCGTAAACTACCCGACAAGGTAAAAAAGTCTTGCAAAGACAAGCCAGATGAAAAGTTTACATTTGTACGTGTGTTAATGCCTAGGGCTGATTACAAGTCTGGTTCACAAGACTCTCTTCAAAAGCGTTTTGCATCCCTTGATATTCATTTAGATTCAAGAACATTAGTTAGAGAAAGTGGCTTTGATGAACTTCCATATGTTATTGGAAGGTTTGAAAAATCATCAGGCGAACTATGGGGTAGAAGTCCTGCCGATATAGCGATGCCTGATATTAAAACCTTGAATAAGATTAGGGAGTTAGAGTTGAAAGGACTAGCAACGGCAGTTCATCCACCTTTGATTGCTCCAGATCAGGGTATTATTGGTACGTTCCGTATGACTCCATCAGCTATTAACTATTCCAGAGAACCCGAAAGATTTAAATTCTTGCGATTTGAAGGTAGATTTGATTTATCATCCCTTAAAGCTGACGAACTAAAAAAATCTATTCGGGGCATATTCCTAGCAGACCAGTTGGTGTTACCAGAAAAACTCAACATGACTGCTGAAGAGGTAGCTACTGTTAGGGAGCAAATACAGAAGCTACTTGGCCCGACTGTGGCACGATTTGAAAGTGAAGTTTTAACACCACTGATACTACGTAGTTTTGGGTTAATGAGTAGGGCAGGTATTTTACCACCAGCCCCACCTGCATTACAGGAACTAGATGAAATAGAGGTATCTTATGTTGGACAACTGGCGAAGAACCAAAAAATACAAGACGTTACAAGTATCCAAAGATGGCTTGGCGTTGCTGCCAATATGGCATCGTTTTCGCCTGATGTTCTTGACCTTATTGATATGGATGAAGCATTACAAATTATCGGTGAGAGGATGGCTGTACCGAATGAGATTATGCGTTCTCAAGAAGAAATAGCACAATTACGACAACAACGACAACAACAAATGCAGATGCAAGAACAACTTGCACAGGCATCACAGGTAGCTGAAGGTGCAGGAAAAGCTGCCCCAATGGTTAAAGCACTAGGAGGTGCGGATGCGTTCCCAGTACAATGAAGAACTGGACGAAATTAGAGATGCAATAGTAAAAACATTTTCTGGAGTCTATGGTGAAAGAGTATTAAAGTTTTTAGACGATATGTACTCTAACCAGATTTCAGCAGTACCGAATGATCCTTATTCTACCTATTACCATGAAGGTGGAAGGGGGTTGGTTTTAGGAATAAAGTCGCAAATCAAAGCGTTTAAAGAAGTTAAACAACAAGCAAAAAACTACGAGGAGTAATTTATGACTGAAGAGACCGTGACAAACGATAATCTCATCACAGAAGAACCAGTAACACCAGAAGATAATTCTTGGCAGGCACGTTATTTACCTGATGATCTTAAGGAAAACGCCACCCTACAGAAGTTTAAGGATGTGGGTGGACTTAGTAGTTCCTATCTCTCTATGCAGGAGATGTTGGGTTCTAGGGTGAAAGTGCCAACGGAGGAATCTACTGATGAAGAACGTAGCGATTTTTATACTAAGCTAGGTCGTCCAGAAGCTCCAGATAAGTACGAGTTACAGATTGATGAACGATTTTCTCAGAATCCACAAGACCTGCAAAAGATACAGGAGTTCAGAGAAAAAGCATTTGAACAAGGTTTTTCCAATACGCAAGCACAAAAAGCAGTTGACTTTTATACCGATATGATAAACGGTGCGATGATTGACCAAGATGCTATTATCGGACAATCCCGTGTAAATGCTGAAACTGCCCTTAAGAAAGAATGGGGGGTAACGCAGTACGACAAAAACCTTGCATTGTCAAGACGTGCCTTTAATCGTTTTGCAGACGATGATTTGAAAAAGTTTGTGAACGAGAACGGTATCTCTAACAATGTTGCCATGATTAAGTTTTTACATAAGATCGGTACAGCGTTTAATGAGCCAGAGATGGCTGGCATGGGAAAAGACTCTAGCTCTGTAGATGCTGACTCAGCTAGAATAGAAATAGATGCGATGATGAAAGATCCAAAGCATAAATATAATAAAGCATTATTCGACCCTAAAGACGTAAAGCATGACGAAGCGATTGCTTATAGGGATAACCTCTATGATGTGGTATATAGAGGCGAGGAATAATGGGTATAGAAAATATAATTTGCTCTGATTGTGGCAATTTTACCTATAAAGACAGACGTGTCGATGAAGAAAAGGGTAAAACCACACCAGAGAAATACGGGTTCTGTGAGGCTTATCAGACCAAAACTTCGGCAGACACATTTTATGGATTGTGTCCTTCCGCAGTTAGGATTCCTGTAGAGGTTTACACACCCAAACTTGTGAAGAAATTAGCCCGTAAACGGACAACTAAGCCTTCACGCAAATAAGAGCCTGCATGGTGCAGACAACTCTTCCTTTTTATCTCTTTTTTAAAGAGGTGTATTATGAGTACTGAAGTCAATAAAGCATTTGCCCAGAAGTTTAGGGATACTTTTTTGCACTTGGTACAGCAAAAGGGGTCACGTTTACGTGATTATGTGCGTGTTAACACGGATGTATCAGGTAAGTACGACCATTTTGACAGAATCGGGAGTACATCGGCTCGAAAAATTACGAGTCGACATTCCGATACTCCGTTAATCTCTACCCCCCACTCACGTAGACGTGTGAGTATGGATGACTACAACTGGGCTGATTTAATCGACAAAGCCGATAAAGTCCGAATGTTAGCTGATCCTGCTTCCGAATATATGAAGGCAGGGGTATGGGCGATGGGAAGGCAGATGGATGATATAATCATCGCTGCTATGTCTGGTAACGCTGTTAGTATTGATGAGGATGACGCATCATCTAACGTAGCTTTACCTGCTGCTCAAAAGATTGCTGTATCAGGCACAACGGATATGAACATTACAAAGCTACTCCAAGCTAAGAAAATTTTGGATGCTTCTGATGTTGATCCTGATTTACCACGCCATATTGTTATGAAGAGCAACCAGTTCTATGATCTGTTGAATGATGACGAGATCCAAAGTTCAGATTACAATACGGTGAAAGCTCTTGTAGCTGGTGAAATTGATACCTTCGCAGGTTTCAAATTCCATCGCTCCGAGCGTTTAGCAGTAGATGGTAGTGGAGATACGCTATGTTTAGCATGGATTCCTGAAGGAATTGGTATGAGCATGGGAATGGACGTAAAGACAGAAATTTCTGAGCGTTCAGATAAAAACTATAGTACACAGGTCTATGCCCAGATGTGTCTTGGTGCGGTTCGCATCGAAGATGAGAAGGTTGTAGAGATTGCCTGTACTGATTCTTAACGGAGGTGTAATATGGCTGATTATAAAAGTACAGAATACACCAACGCTACGGCAGGTACAGGGGTCAAAAACGCACCTACTTCTTGGAGTGGGGTGACTTACCGACATTCAAATTATACTGTTGGTTCTGTCACTCAAACTGCAAGTGATATGGTGTCGATTATGACCATACCAGCAGGTGTACGCATTTTACCGCAGTCGTTTGTGATTATTAGTGATTTAGAATCATCGGCTACGGTAGATATTGGTTATGCAGCACATACGACCCAGAGTACGGGTGCAGCAGTAGCAGTTGATGACGATGCTTTTTGCACCGTAATCGCTGCTGATTCCGCACGTACTGTTACACATTTTCACGAAAGCACTACGCATGATTCGGGTTATGTGACAACGGGTGAGATGGTCTTGACCATGAGTTTAGGGGCAGGAACCGCAGTAACGGGTGATACATTTGATTTTCATATAATGTACGCTGACCCGAACTAACTGTTTGGTGGTGGCTCTTGGGCTACGGGAGTCACCGCCTTACTTTAAACCAAACTATAAAAAATAAGTGAACGCACAAATTACAAGAAATTTTCACAAGGATGAGTTCAATTGTAAATGTGGGTGTCACCTAAACAATATTAATATTGAGTTAGTTGAAGAACTACAGAAAGTAAGATCAGAATACGGTTGTGCGATGACGGTTTCCAGTGGGACAAGATGCCCAACTTGGAATAAGGCTTGTGGTGGTTCAGAAAATTCGTCACATTTAACTGGTTTGGCTGTAGATGTAGCTATAGACGATTCGGTGCTAAGACACCGATTTATGCGTACAATTGTAGAAATGGGATGGAAACGTATTGGTATAGCAAAATCTTTTATCCATCTTGATATAGATTATCATAAAACTAACCCTGTAATATGGACGTACTGAATGGCATCTAAAGTTGATTTAGCAAATGAAGCCCTGTTAATGCTAGGGGCAAACTCTATTACAAGTTTCACGGATAATGATTCCAATGCGGTATTAGTAAATCGTTTTTTTGATGGAGAAAGAGATGCAGTACTAAGAGGACATCGTTGGAATTGTGCTATTACTACAGCCAATCTAGCGTCTTTAGCAACTGCCCCGATCATTGATTGGGAGTATAAGTTCACATTACCAACCGACCCCTATTGTTTACGGGTACTAGATGTAAGGACAGTAACAGGTGATATTAAATTGGATCATGCGGTGCAAGGTAGGGAGCTATTCACAG